ATTATACCGTAAAATCAATATGTTAGGGCATAATTCGGAAAATAAATGAAAAATATTTAAAAATAATTCAAGGGAATGAAAGAAAAAAGCATGACTTACAGTGTTACTTGCAGTTTTATCTTGACATAACAATTGTAATTTGATATTTTACCTGTAAAGCAATGTAGAATCTTTTGTATGAAATGCCCTAGCAACAAGAGATCATAGATAATTTAGTATGCAGCATAGATGATAAGCCTATATTTAATAACGAGATTAATCATGCCTGCACCTTATAACACTACAGACAATCCTAATCCTAATGGTAAACATCCTGGAGGTAGAACACCTATATTTAAAACACCCCAAGAGATGCAGGATAGAATAGACGATTATTTTAAAAATGGTATGAAGAAAAAAACCATAATAGTAGGTAAAGGAGAGGATAAACAAGTAGTTGAAATACCTGTGCCTACAATTACAGGGCTTTGTATTCATTTAGGTTTTTGCTCTAGAGATTCGTTTTATGAGTATGGGACAAAGCCTGAGTTTGCGTACACTATAAAAAGAGCAAGGCTGTTTATAGAGAAAGAATATGAAGAAATGCTGCAAGGTCATAACGTTGCAGGCGCTATATTTGCGTTAAAGAACATGGGGTGGTCAGATAAGCAAGAGATTTCACAGACAATTGCCGGGGATCCGAACAACCCAATCAAAACTGAAAACAAATGGACAATAGAATTTATCGAACCAAAACATACGGAGGGTGAATAACCATGATAAAACGAATAATATTAATATTTTGCGTGCTCATGTGGGCAGGGGTAGCAATGGCAACGCCAACGGTAAAGACAACGGTGCTTGACGTTAAGGGAAAACAGGCCTGGCTTAAAATACTTTACACTTCAGACGGCACAGACGCAGCGGCGGTGGATATTGTGGCCTATGCAGACACAGCGGCAAAGCAGATTATAGAGAAGGGCTTTATTTGTGAGATATTAAGCACTGATCCGGGTACGGGCGGCGTGGCACCTAATGGCGCAACTGACGTGATTTTCACGGACATTGCGGGCTTTGCGGTTAAGACCACAACCGGCAACGCTATCTCTCATACAGCAAAGACAACAGGCATTGAAATGTGGACTGATTACAAGCAGCTCCCGGCCATATCGAGTAAGTGGTATATAACCGTTGAGGATTTGGGGGATAGTGGCGATCAGATGACATATGTCTTGTACGGATGGGTGGAAAATAACTAATTTGGTGATCATTTTAATCATAGGGTGTCAAAAATAACGGCATTATATTTTCAGGAGTGGACAAAATGGCCAAAAAGGGTAAAGGAAGTAAAAAGGCGGAAAGGGTGGATGTAAGTAATGACCTGGGGAATCTTTAAAAAAGATGAAGAAAGCTTACACGTAATACCCTGCGATAAGCAGGGTATTTCTTTACCTCCTCATCAAGTTGATGATTTCTGCCAGTGTCACCCTGAGATACTTTGGGAGAGTGACTTTGTGGATAATAGATATATCATGATACACAACGAGGTGCATTAATGCCCCGGATTCAGGTCAATAATAAGTTTAGCAAAGTTCTCAAGGTTAAAAAGCCGATCAAAGTATTATATGGTGGCCGTGATTCGGGTAAGTCTTTGTTTTACGGTGATTACTTCCTATTAAAAATGGACACGGAGAACGCCGATATATTATGCCTCCGTGAGTTTCAAGAGAATGTTAATGAGTCAGTTCATAAAGTCTTCAAGAAGCGAATCAAAGACAATAACCTGCCTGGATTTACAGTACAAGAGAACAAGATTATTGCGCCTGGTGGATCATACACAACATACAAGGGTGCAGCACGTAACCCGGACGCTGTTAAATCCGCACAAGATTATAAATATAGTTGGTTTGAAGAGGCACAAAAAGCCAGTCAAGAATCAATTGACGAACTCTTGCCAACTATTATCCGTAATCCCGGGGCTGAATGTTGCTTCAGCGCAAATCCTTATCGATCATCTGATCCATTCTCTAAACGCTTCATATTACCCTTTCTTAAACAATTAAACACTGATGGATATTATGAGGATGAACTTTATTTAATCATTAAGGTAAACTGGCGTGATAATCCTTGGTACTGGCTGACCCCTGAAACAGAATTGTTACGCAAATGGGACTATGAGAATCTAAGCCGGGCGAAGTATGACTGGATATGGGAAGGCGCCTTCTACGATGGTATTGAAGACGCGCTTATCATGCCAGAATGGTTTGACGCTTGCGTGGATGCTCATCTTAAGCTGGGGATAGAACCGCGTGGAATACGCATGGCATCCTTTGACCCTGCCGATAGAGGGGATGCAAAGGCTTTTGCCTTCAGGCATGGGATAGTGTTCAAGGATATCTGCCAGACTCTTGAGGGTGACATTGCAGAGGGCTGTGATTGGGCATGTAGTAAGGCAATAACTCACAATGCTGACGGTTTTACCTGGGACTGTGATGGTATAGGCATGGGGTTAAAGAAGCAGGTAAGTCAGAACTTTTTCGGACATAACACAAACTTAGCACAGTTCAAGGGGAGCGAAGGCCCAGACTATCCAGACCAGATATTTGACCCGATATTTGAAAGTCCTGAAACGGCCTTAAAGCAGGTACAGAATCAAATTAAGATCAAGGATGCTATTAAAAACAAAAGGGCGCAATATTACAACGACTTACAGGGCAGGGTGTACCGGACATACGAAGTTATAACAAAGGGCAAGTATTATGACCCCGATAAACTGATTTCTTTTTCTTCTCAAATAGTGGCTTTGACTGAACTCCGGGCTGAGTTATGCAGTATTCCAGTAAAGCCGAACCGGTCAGGCTTATTTGAATTGTATACAAAAGAGGAAATGAAGCGTATATTTAAACTACAGAGCCCGAACCTGGCCGATGTAGTGATGATGAATTGTAGAATACCAAAAACTGATAGCATAGAAAAGGTAGTTATGCCCCCGGTATTAAGAACAATGGGACGGACGCAGATCCCGCGCATGGGATATAGATAAGGTGACACATGGCAAAGCATTTAACACATGATCAATTGAGAGATTTATTTGAGAAGGATTTTAACGCCAATTCAATCAGCCGGGATGAGGCCAGCAATGACCTGATTTTCTATTGGGTGACTCATTGGGATGATACGATATTAGAGGGTAGCCAGCTTACATACAAGGGTGAGTTTGATATCCTCAACAAATCAGCTAAGTCAATCCAGGCTGATCTTGATGATAATCCAATTCAGGTTGACTTCCAGCCGATTGATGAGACCAGGGAAGATGCAGCAGAGGCCATTGACGGCATTTATCGAAATACTCTTAATGATAATACATCAATTGAAGCCTTTGAAGTGGCCGAGACTGAGGCCATTGTGTGCGGTGTGGGAGCATGGTTACTGCATACAAAGTATGAGAGTAATAGGCCTGGAAATAAGAAACAGAAGATATGCAGAAAGCCCATATACGAGGCAAATAATACAGTATTTTGGGATTGCAACGCAAAGTATCTTGATAAATCGGACGCACGGCGATGCTCTCTTTTAACTGCATACTCTGAGACAGGATATAAAACACTGGTTGAAGAGCTTACCGGGAAAAAATACAAGGATGATGAATCGGTTGACGCATCTACATTTGCAAACCCCAACGAATCGTATACTTTTCCCTGGATAACAGCGGATAAAAAGATATATGTGGTTAGTTTTTACAACCTTGAGAAGGAAAAGGATAAAATACTGACTTTTGCTGACCCTTTTGGCGAGACAGTTGAGTATTACGAACAAGATGTCCTTGAAACAATGGACGAACTTATTGATTCAGGATACGAACTTATTGAAGAGGAAGAGGTTAAGCGTGATGTTTGTTATAAATACACAGCCTCCGGTGAAGATATCCTGAAGATTGAACGTATTGCAGGTGAATATATCCCGGTTATTATAGAATATGGGGAGCATGCAGTTGTCGAGGGTGAGGAAATCTGGCGCGGTATGACCAGGCTTGCAAAAGACCCTCAAAGATTAAGGGATTTCTCCTTGTCTTATCTGGCCGACATTATGAGCCGGAGCCCGCGCGAAAAGCCTATCTATTACCCTGAACAGATTAAGGGTTTTGAAAATATGTACGCTGAGACCGGGGTTGACGATAATTATCCCTATAGATTACAGAACCGGTTTGATAAAAACGGGAATGAATTGCCAATTGGTGCAGTTGGTATGATAGCAAATTCTAATATACCTCCTGCATTACCAATGATAGTTGAAGAGACCCGAAACGCCGTTGCAGACGTGGCAAACCCTGGGGGTGTGGTACAAGATGTATCTGACCCTGATTTGAGTAACAAGGCCCTTGTTACCCTCATGGAGCGTATAGAAAGAATGTCTCTTGTCTATCAGCAGCATCGCAAGCACTCATTACGCAGGGATGGACAAGTCTTTACCTCAATGGCAAAAGAGGTTTATGACGTGCCGCGAAGGGTATCAATAGAACTGCCGGACGGAACCCGCAAGCAGGTACAGCTCATGGAGCAGGTAATTGATAGACAATCTGGTGATTTGGTGACGCTCCGTGACATATCCAATTCAGAATTTGAGGTTTACTCAAAGATATCTACAACTTACGCAAGCCAGAAAGAGCAGACGATAGACAGGCTTGAAAAGATGATCGCCTTACTTGATCCGATGGATCCGGTTAGAAAGATTTTACAATTAACTGAGCTTAAATTGGTTGACGGCGTGGACTTTGAAGACGTCAGGGAATATGTTAATAAACAACTGCTTATGATGGGCGTAAGGAAGCCTGAAACACCGGAAGAGGAGCAGTTGCTTGCAATGGCCGAACAGAACAAACAGCCTGACGCGGCTACTCTCCTGGCTATGGCAGAGAATAAGAAGGGTGATGCGGCCCTGCTTGAACAGAAACGGAAGGGTATTGAGATGCAGCTCGATAATGCAATAGAACAGATGGCAAACCAGGTCAAGGCATTCGATTCTGCAACAAAGCGAATGGAAGTGATGATATCAGCGCAGGAAGTTGGCGCAAATATCCGTAACAAAGATATTGACACATTTGGAAAAAAGTTAGATAATACCGCTAAAATAATTGATATTAAGAACATGAGCACAGAGAATCTTTATAAACGGTTGGGAATAGGGCAGCAGGCGGCGAATGGATAGCTTAATATCAAAAGTAGCAAAATTTACCAGACCGTAAAACAAAAAGTTTCCCGAAAGTGGTTATCTGGTAGGAAGATGTAAGGCAGCTTAGGGACTGACCGTAAACCGGCTGCTAATCGGCCTTGAGATGGGCGCAATAGATAAACAGGCGTTAAGTGGCACAATAAAGGCGGAGCTCGTAACTCTAAAAACTACACCTGATAAATCTTACATCTTAGTCTCCCTGTCCACTAATTAAATTTAATACAGGCCACTTCGGGTAGGCGGATAAGACCCTAAATACATATCTAAGATATATATCATTGATATGTAATATTAAAGAGGATAATTAAAATGGGTAAAAATTCTCTTAAAAAAGGGAAGAGCAAAGAAGCGATTTTGAAAAATATTGAGATTATGGAAAGTAGAGGGCGAACCCGCAATCAAGCAATATTGACTGCTCTTGCAGTAGCGGGGATTATTTATAGTAAAAAAGACCCTAGAATCAGAGAGGGGTTTGACATTGATAGTTTTAAACGGCAATAAGCCGGTAAACAGTTAGCGACTGGTTAAATCGCTCTTACCATCAGAAGATGGGGCAATAACCTAAACATGAGGGGTAAATCATGGTTGATCCGTTAGAGAAAGAAGAAGAAATAGAGGAACTCGAAACAGAAGACGTAATCGAGGAAGGCGAAGCCTCTGAAATTGCACCTGAAGAATCGGGAGATGAAAAACCTGAAACCGTTGAAACATGGATGGAAGAGGAAGACGAAACCGGACGGACGGATAGTCAGACAGTTCCACTACATGCACACGTAAAGGCCAAACACAAGTTAAGGGGAACCATTAAAAGCCAGCAGGATGAGATCGATCGCCTGAAGGCCGAAAACGATGCACTGAAGACAGGAACTATAAAGCCTGTTAATTCTTCCCTGCAACTGCCTGAAAGGCCAAAGAGAAATGCTTTTGATTCTGATGAGGCATATGAGACTGCACTTGATAAATATTACGATGAAAAAGAAACCATCAAATTTAACAAGTTACAGCAGGATCATAATGTAAATGCAAGTCAGGCCAAAGAGATTGAAGCACTTGAAACCGCTGTTAATTCTCATTATGACCGGGCTGAAAAACTCATTACAACAAGCGGGATATCACCGGACGCATTCAAGGCAGCAGATACCACACTTAGAGAGGCCATAGAAGTAATAAGGCCCGGTGCGGGTGATGCTATAGCTGATCAAATGATTGCAATACTCGGTGAAGGATCAGAAAAGGTCTTTTACAAGCTCGGAAACCCCAAAAACAAGGCTTTAAGGGGTGAATTGATTAATAGCCTGGTGACTGATCCAAGAGGTCTTAAACTTGCGGCATTTCTCGGAGAACAGAAAGCACTAATTACAAATGTTACCACGAAAAGGATATCGAAGGCACCGCCGCCTGATGGACAGCATCAAAGTGACGCAGATGGATCGGATAAAGCGAAACTACTCAAGCGCACATACGATGCAGCACATAAGAAGAACGATATAACAGGGGCCTGGAATGCAAAAAAACAGGCAAAAAAGGCGGGCATTGATGTATCCAAGTGGTAGAAAGGATAAATAATCATGGCAACAGCCGCAAAAATCGCAGAAGTTTTGTTTGAGAACGCACTGGAAACAGTGGAAAGCCAGCAGAAGCTGGTTGATCTTGTAACTTTTGTGCCTTATGACGCAAAAACCATGCAGAGATCAGGAAACGTGGTATGGCGTACAGTAAGAGGCAGGGCAAATAGTATCTCCGGTTGGGATGTAACCGGCGAAGAAACACCAACGATCAGGGAAGAATATCCCGCCATTCTCGGAACACCGATAGGTGATCTTGTTTCTGAAAGGGTTGACGATGTAAGGGATATGATTCAATGGAAGGAAAGAGGTATTGAATCCGGTAGAAAACAGGCATCAGTCCTTAACTCA